GGTTTCCGATTCGGTTTCCGATTCGGTTTCCGATTCGGTTTCCGATTCGGTTTCCGATTCGGTTTCCGATTCGGTTTCCGATTCGGTTTCCGATTCGGTTTCCGATTCGGTTTCCGATTCGGTTTCTGACTCGGTTTCCCGCTCTGCTGGAGTTGGTGGCGGCGGTGGCGGCGGTGTAGGTGTTGGCGTTGGTGAAAGCGTTGGACTTTCTGTTTCGGTTGAGGTTTCCGACTCTGTTGAGGTTTCCGACTCTGTTGAGGTTTCCGATTCGGTTTCCGATTCGGTTTCCGATTCGGTTTCTGGCGCCGTAGGAGTTGCGGTAGGAGTTGCGGTAGGAGTTGCGGTAGGTGTTGGCGTTGGGCAAGTTGAAATTTGAACAACCTGCGAGTTGTTACATGGTCCGCCAGAAGAAATTGTTAATTGGGACGCGGAATTGTTCACCGAAACAGTTACGCCAGATAGCAACTGGATTTTAGTGATAGAATTTGGAACAACAGTTCCAATATCGGCAGTTATTGTCAAAATACTGCCTACGGAACTGCCCACCTCATCGGTTTTCAAAAAAACTTCCATATGTTTCTATACACTCATCCGCAAAAAAAAACCTAATTTTCAGGAATTAGCCAAAATAAAATATCTTAATTAAATATTATGCGCCAAAATTTCCTGAGATTTTTTTATATGGTAAGCGTGTAAACTCCTCTTGCGACAAATTAAACAAGCTGCAATTATTTTCTCCAGCTATTTTTTCAAATCTTCTATATATGTTTTCCAAATAATTAGGATCACCATTGCTTCTTACTTTAACCATCAGGTCAGGATCTGAAATTCCTCTATTTTTAATATCTATTCCAACCCCGTAAAAATGCGTATTTCCATCTTTATCTGGAATATAACTCATATCTGCGCCCAAATAATATATTTCCCTTGGCTTTAGATTGTCGAGCGCCCAGTAAGAAGCGTTGAGCATAATTGAAAATCCGCACTCATGTATTCCGCCATATTTTCTAAGAGATGGTCCATATCCATTTGCATTTATTTCTAATTGATTTTCTTTTATGAATTCTGGACTAGAGCCTTTATAGTCATTTGGATGAATCCAATGCGTCCATTTTTCAGTAAGCGCCCACGCATTGTTTACAGCAACAATTACATCAAAATGCTTTTCATATTTTAGAACATCTAATCCACTTTTCCCGCTTCCAATTATCAGGATTTTGTCCTTTTGAGAATCTGCGCGGGTTGAAATTTTATAATTTTTTATATGGTTATCCTGTGCAATTTCTATATTTTTTGGATCTTTTGGATCTTTTGAATTTTCTATTGTGAATAATGGGCTTTTTTTAATCCATTTTTTAGATTTTGAATAGGGCCAAATAACGAAACTCTTGGGTTCTTGCGCTGGATAATAGTAATCAATCTCAAATTCATGTTCATTCGTTTTTTTATTTATAATGTCGGGAAATTTGTCCGTATTTATATTTTTTCTCTGAATTGTATTTTCATTGGAATCTTTAACGAAGAAAGCCCAAAATGATATATCTGACTCCTCTGGAACAAGATCTGGATCCCATTTTAATTTTTTAATGCTTTTTTTCTTAATTAATGACCATGATTCTGGATCTTGGTTAACAGGCGGCTCTTTGCATTCAATTGTGTCCGCGTGTAGAATATTTCTTTCCAAATCTATGCCTGAGTATTTTTTATAATCTTCTATGCTTCTCTCGCTCCCTACAGAAAAGTTTTTAACATCTTGCTCCGAACTTAATCCAAGTAAACATTTTAATCTAATTCTGGATTTAGCAGTCAAATGACCAGTTTTATGGTCATTCCAGTGTTTTGAGTTTTGTTTTCTTGTATAATAATGCCAAATGAAAAAATCACTTGGATGATACAAATTATAACCGTGCGTGTAAAATCTGATAAAAAGCGAAGTTTCTTCTCCTGAGAAATAAAATTCTGGATCATAGGGCACTTCTTTTATCATAGACCCCTTGCCGAAAATAAAGCCTGCCGCCAAATGCCTTGCCTTGTACGGAGTATTTCTATTTTGCCAATTTTCTGCTGTCTTCGGTCGCTGTTTTGTCATTCCATTATGGATGCCATAAACATGTATCACATAAACTTTTTTTTCCCAATCTTTTTCATCCTGAGATGGATTATATGGAGCAGGGTAAGACGTGTAGATAGCTTTGTCGTCATTAATAGATTTCCAAGAACTTATCAATTTCGAGTCCCAGTTTTTTATGAATCTTGAATGAGAGTCTATTTGTAGTGTAAATTCTTCATCATTATACATTCCATTAGTTTTACTTCTGGCCCAACAAGCTCCAAGGGATTCATTGAATGGTACGTTTAAAATATTAAATCTAGAATCGTTTTTATACTTGTCAGATTCTAAAGAGAAGCTGTCCTCGGTGGAATATTGATTAACAATTGCAAATGTTAGGTTTTCTGGAAATTGGGCTTTGGAAATGCAGTCATCAATTGTGCTGCATAATTCTGGATCTCTATAAGAGGCGATTTGAACAAATATCTTTGGCATAATAATTAAAATTTAAAAAAATGTGTATATAATTATAATTAATTATAAGGAAAAATAAATAATTTATGAAAAAAGTTGCAGTTTTGTCGAGATATAAGGAGAATAATAATTTTTGGCACGACTTGGTGTCTGAAAGATACGAGGTAATCGTTTATAACAAAAACGAGGGCGACAATCTTCTTCCAAATATAGGCAGAGAGGGACATACTTATCTTAACTATATAATTCAAAACTATGACAATCTTCCAGATGAAGTATTATTTTCGCAATATGATCCCGTTGACCATTTTAGTAAAAAAAAGGCACACTTCCCGCACGAGATGAATATTTTTTTAAATAAAAATTTGGTTGATTTTTGCGGAATAGCTCCAACTGATTTTGATCTAATTGTGCGAAGGAGAAGAATAAATTGGGCGGGTTTTTCTAGGGAGTTATATGGGCAATTTGAATCAAAAAAAATAAATGAATTGCTTGCTTGTGGAGCAACATTATATGGGGTATTCAGAGTTTCTAAGGATGCTATTTTGAGAAACAGCATTGACTTTTATAAAAAAGCATTGGAAATGGTTTCAAGAGGGTGCGATCCATACGAGGGGTATTACTTTGAAAGAATGTGGAAGTTTATGTTTATGAAAACTGGATGCGGTGAACAATTTTCAGAAACATTTAATAATAGAATATTTTTATTTGGAAATGCTGACCCGAATGTTCATTTATCAAAATTTGAAAAATGGAAATTAAATAATTATGGTCATTTAAAGCTTTCTGAAGATGGAACCATAAGATCTAACGGTAATATTTCGTACTACCACCATTTTAATGAAAGTTATTGGGTGATTAAAGATAACCTATTGTATTTTCTAGACGGATGTGGGGCGGCAACTTCAAGATACGAAATACCTGAAAATTTAAACTTAGATACATTAACTGGAGACCAAAAGATTGGCTTGACAGGTGAATGGAAAATCGGGATAATGAAATTGTCGCCGCCTTTTTGGGGTTGGGATATATAGTTGCAACAATATTTACTCAAAATCCTTCAAAGAAAATGTATGCGATTCTTTTGGTATGCAAGATTTGTTGTCTTCTGATAAAAACCAATACCATTTCTTTGCATCTTGAGGCTTAACATTGGTTCCATATCCATCTGTCAAAACAAATACTGCGGCTGGGTATTTTTTTCCCTCTTTTTTAATTGATTTTTGAATAAAGTTTTCTATTGAGATAAAACAGGTCCCGCCAAATCCATAAAGTTTTCCGGCGTTTATATCGGCATCTTTCAATTTATAAACTTGAGTATCAAAGCAGTAATAATGGACATTGAACTTTTCTTTTGGAAGGGAATTTGCTGCGCGCCAAAATCTTGGAGCTAAATCTGCGCATGAGCCTGAAGTGTCAAGCATCATCCAAACATCTATTTTTTCATCTTTTGTTTTTTTAATTTCGTATTCGATTTCAGAGGGAATAAAGAAATCGCTATTGATTAAAGAGTTCCTGCGAGCCTTCACCAACCAGTGGTTTTCTTCCCTTTCTGCTCTTCCAAATTTTAAACTCCACTTTTTAATAACAGTCTCCCATTTTTTCTTTTTTTTGGGTTTTATTTTTCCAAGAAGTTTGACCATTCCGCCAGCCACATTACCTCGCGTTTTTGATTTTTCTTCTTTATTTTCGGACTCTTCATTTCTAGCCATTCTTTCGCATATGTCTTTTAGGCTACCGGCTTCTTCTTCGGAAAGAGATTCAGCCAAGTCTTGAACCGCTTTTTCGCCATCTTCGCCATCGAAGGAATTAAGAGACTCATGCGAATTTGTTTCCAAATCACCCTCTCCGGAATCTCCTGATCCCATTCCGCACATTGATATTTTTTCTACATCTGCATTTTCTTTTATTTTATTAAAATAAAATTCGTACCCTTTGTCATTTGGTACTTTTTCTTTCTTGAAGACAGTATCTGCCCAGCAAAATTTGCCTTTTGGATCTATATCTTTTTTATCAAAGCCAAAATATTTAACCAACATTTCATTGATTGGAATATCAAGGCAGGCATTTGTCAACTCTGGATTCAGTTTGGTATTTATAGAGCACGCTCGTTTTCCATGCTCCAAAATAACATGAAGACACTCGTGGCAAATAATAAAGTTTTTCTTTTCTTGCGAGAGTTTATTCCAGAATTTCTTATTTATAAGGAAGTCAATGCATTGATTTTCTTTATTGAAAACTACGCATGCAGTTGGTATATTTTTAGCGTTTGTATAAGACGGGCGAACTAGATCCCAAAATTTATAGAAAACTCCATGGTGCTTGATAATATCTCTGGATATTTCAGAGAATTCGGAATAGTCAAGGGATTCATAAAAATCTTTCATCTATATTAAAAGATATAGATTTTTTATATATTCGTCAAGTATTTTTAAGTTTATTTCAAATTGGATAACAATTCACACAATTCACGTTAGCGCTTGTTTCGTCACAATAAAAACTAAATGTATAACTTCCTTTTGCATAACCCTGAGGACAGGTCGAAGAGGATGAGATTATAATTGGATAATTATTATTCGGAGCATTACTAGCGCAGTCGCAAGTTGTTGGTGTGGGGGTTGGTGTAGGAGTTGCGGTAGGGGTTGGTGTAGGAGTTGCGGTAGGAGTTGGCGTAGGAGTTTCTATTGGAATGCAGGGCTTGCAATTAAGCCTAGAAGGTTCTGAACACGGTAATGTCTTTTTTTGGCGTCGTTCTCCGCAATCCAGGAATTTGTCCATTTTTTGAATTTGGAAATACTGGCGCTTTTGAATTTAACTGCTGGTTTATCAGTCTCCTGTTCGTATGGGCTAGTTTTTCCATTGAGTCCTAATTTATTTTTTAAAGTCAGCAAATTCTTTGAATAAATTGAGTTTGACCAAAAATCGGCATCGCTTCCAGATGCTCCCAATGCCATCAACCCTGAGCTATCTCTTTGTAAGCCTATTAAAAGTCCAATTAATCTTGCAGTAATCACGCTGATTTGCAGCGACGACAAGCCTTGATAAAATATAATTCCAGATTTTAATGGATCTTGAGGAAAAGCGGTATGATTGTATGATAATAATGTGCCAGGATTTGCTTGCCCATAAAGATATTGTAATTTCTGATACACTTGGTTTATGGGGGCAAAGGGCTGATTAGTAATTAAAGAGGTAAAAATAATATAGCATCTTCTATTTGCTGGCGCGGAATTAAAATCTGCGTTCGAAGTTGTAACCTTCACTTTAAATGGGGAAAATTTTTCCTCAAGAAAAAAAACTAAATCGTCCTTTTGGCTATCAGGTATATTCCAGCCAGTAGTCTGAATATTCGGTATTTACATTGCAATATTGAGGAATCTTCCCTGTATACCGTATGCTTGAAACATTAAATATATTGTAAAGTCTGGCATATTTTTAAAAACTAATCATGTCATATATTGACCATTCTTCCACTTGATATCCGATTGTGGGGGATCCGGTTATTTTATATGATGCGTTGGTATCTTGAGAAAGGATAATGAAATTCAAATCTAAATTCGTATTTTCATCAAAAAGGAAAGTAAATGTTTCTGCAGAAGAGTTAGCAGTTCCAGATTTTATAACGCTTTGGCTATCTGGATCGATAGAGTCAGAATCAATCAAAAAGTTAATATTTTTATTAAAGATGTTTAATACAAATGTGTCACTTACAGTTTTAGATTTGATTTCTTGAATTTTTTGTAAATCAATCGATCCTGTAGAAAATGGGGCTGCGGCTCCGTCTTCGTCTAACGGTCTAGTATTTCCAAGTTGGAAACTTGAAGCATTCGCGGAATAACAAGTTGCAGCTTCTTTGTCTATATTTATTGACAAAGTATTGGCGCAAGTTCCATCCAAACTTGTTAAAATAATAGTTGACGCAAGTTCGTCTACTGTTAAAATTTTGCCAGATATTAACTCGTTTTTCGTAGCAGTATTCGGGACAACTGTACCAACATTCAAAGATATTGAAAAATTTGTACCTAAATTCTCTCCGATGCTGCCAGATTCAGATCTGACCATTATTTCAACTGTATTTGGCATAGTAATTAATTACTACACTATTACTGATGATTTTGTTTTTTTTAAAAAAAAATATTAGAACATTATCAAATTAGATAATTAAACGTGCAGCTGACTATTGGGACTATTCGCAACTAAAATACTCAGTTTGTAATTTCAAACCGGTTGAGATATTTTTATCCGTAAAACTATTGTCTTTGAATAAAACCTTATTGGTGGGCTGAATGGTCAATCTGCCATTGTCCAATTCAATAAATTTAAATTCTTTTGATTGCTCTGGCGCATTTGAAAAACCATCGCCAATCGGGGCAACTGTAAATAAATATGTCCCATCCACGAAATTGTCTTTAATCTTGCATGAACAGCCTAATCCTTTTAAATATGTATATTCTACAGCAGTCCAATCATACCCATAACAGTCCCATAGTTGTGCGTCATCAGCCTTCCAAATTCTCTGTTTTGGATTTTCTGAAAAAGAAACAGCATGCGGCGGCAACGACCTGTAGACCGCGCCACTTTCAAACATTACATTCAGTCCCCAAGTTCGACTTGGAAAGCTAACAAGTCCAAACCAAACTGCTCTTACAAAGCCTACTGGATTTTTATGAGTAAAATTTGAATCAACCCAAATATACTGGTGTTTTGGTATTGATCCAATTAGGGTATTCATTTTTCTACCTCAAAATCATCAACTTTACTGGTGAAATCATGCCGATTTTCAACAATTAAATTAAATAAATTTAAAATTTCTTTTTCAAATTCAAGTTGCTTATGATCTTCCAACTTGGAAACCATGAAATCTATGATTGATACGCACATTCCTGCTACAATCGCCGGGTCTAAACTTGCGGTATTAATTTGTCGGCAGGCTGGCATCTGTTCGTCAACTATGCCAACTTCAAAAACTGGTAAAAATGAAATTTTGCTCAAAATATTTTAAAATCTCTGACGCTCGTTTGATTACATCACTTTAACATCAATGTCTAAAGTTTCTGGCTGAGCCAATGGGACAACAACCTTCAACAGACCATCGATATAAGATGATGAGATTTTCTTTTTTTGTACTTTTTCACCAAGAGAAAAAGAGAGTTTTCCTTTTCTTTGACTGATTCCCTTGCGAAGATATGAATTTTTACCATCTTCCAATTCGGGATTCTTTACTTCAATATTGAGAAGAGTGTCTTTTACTTTTACATCAATATTATTCTTTCCAACTCCGGCGAGTGCAACTTCTATTTCGTAGAGTTTTTCTTCGCCTTTTTCGTTTTTAACCAATTTGATATTGTATGGGTAAACCGCATTTGGAACATCCAAAGCCTTATCCCAATTATCAATTGCATTTGCAAGCCAATTATCATTGAACAGATCGGGCAATCGGCTTAAAACCCTCTCTGTGGACGAATAATGTCCAGGTACTAATGTATTTGTCATATTTTATATCTCCTTTATTAAGCGAGTTTAATATTATTTTTGTTGTTTGTTTATTTCTAACCTCTTCGAGCGTCAGAGATTCAAATTATTATACGCTTTAACTTATTATTTTATAACCAAAAAACAAATAGATTAATAAAATAAAAAAAGAAATAGCGGCGACTTTAATTTTTAGTTTTAGGCCCATCTTTTTTAGACTTCCACTTTATTTGATCAAAGTTTTCGTAAAATTTATTGCTGATATTTCTAGGTTTATCACCTTTACCAGCATCACTTTTTTGTTTGAAAATTGAATCGTTTTTATCAGATATATTTTTTTAATTTATTATAAGTTTTGAGCAGTCTTTTGAAGCCCTTGCTGGACGCAACTCCCCCTATTACCCAGTCGTCTCTGTCTGTCTGTTCGCTTACCCACTTTTCAATAAGTTTTACAGCCTCTACGACTTCAGTTGGTGGAGTTTTTGGATCAGTTTTTGTTTTAATATTTTCTTGATTTGTAATTCTCATATTATATTTATTTTTAACAACGTCAAGAAATAAAAATCACCAGACCCATCCAGCTTTAGGGACAAACAAATTTCCACCTTGATGTTGTTTCCATTGTTTTACTGGTGTTACCAAGTCTTTATCGAGCCTTTGGGAGGCAAATCTTAAAATTCTTAAATTTGGCCAAGCCATAGGTCTAACTTGGAGAACTTCGTCAAGTGCTTCTACCGGAGTTTTGCCCTGTAATACCCAGGAGATTATTCCTACTGCTGTTGATCTAGACACGCCAGCAAAGCAATTAATCCCAAGATTATAAACAATGCTGGAATCAACCAGCGGTTCGATAAAAGAAATAATATTATTGACATGTTGTTCTCTTGGCCCTTTTTCTTCTATGTTTTTTTGGATATACGGCTCGCTGTCTTCATCAGACCAATCATAAAAATATTGTGCAAAATGTTTAATATTTCTTTTGCATAAATTGCCTCTCATCATTCTGATTTTATTCTCGTCCTCTTCATCGACTGTAGAAATCCAAGCGTTTTGCTTGACTTCCTTGAAAGAAAGAGACACGGCATCGGAAAGATCTGTTATTGTGACGCTATTTATCATTAAATTTATTTAAAAATTGACCGAGATCCCAACTATAAACGCCGTGATCTCCATCATCGAGGATGGGGCAAGTCTTCCCCCTCATGAAATTATCCCATTCTTCTCGTAATTCGTTTGGAATGTTTATCAAAATTTCGCTTTCTTTAATGGCTTGAGCCTCTAAAGATTTTTCATTGAGAATTTGCGCCCAATTTTTCATATTATTAAGGACAATACTTTTTCAGTATTTTGGATGATATCATTGTATCCTTTTAATTTATTGATAAGGTAGTCTTCCCCAACCATCAAGGGCTTTCCGTGATCTGTGATCACTAATTTATTACCAGTACCACTATTGATAATGTAACCATATCCATCCATTTCCCATTGGTGATGCAGGATTCTAAATTTGGAAACAATTTTGCCAAATTCTTTTTCTATTTTTTTCTCAAGCCCACTTGAATGCGGTAAATCATCCCAGGATCCAACTATTTTCGGATAGTCTGCATAACCTTCCATGAATTCACAATCGGCAGGAGTGATATCGAAATCCGTTTTAATATTTTCCATGGCTTCTTTAAAATTAAATTTATTTCCATCGCTATAAGATGTTTTCAAGTTAATTTCTTGCAGTTTATTTTTGGCTTTAAGAAGAGCCACTTCTGATTCTAATTCCTCTACTCTTTGTTCAATGTATTTCATAAATATCTCCTATATCATACTGTGTCCAAGTGTGTTTGTCTACTAAAACTTCAACCAATCCTTCGCTTTCATCTTCTACATAAAATGAATAGCGTTTAAAAAACCAAAAGCCCCACTTGTCTTTATGGTAAATTTTCATTTATATTGCTCTAAGCCTTTCTCCAGAAGATCTGAAATAACTTCATTAATTGAAACGTCTTTGTCGCAAGACTCTTGAATGAGAAATTCAAGAATTTCCCTGCTGCATTCTGCTAAATCAATATCAACTGTGGCAAATTTTTCGAGCAAAATTCCTTCACTTGTCTCCTTGATGGAAAATTTATCTCCCTGTTTAATATTTAATTGTGCGAGTTCATCTTCTGTGAATTTAACACAGACCTCTCCTGTTGGTTCTACGGTTTTCTTTATCATATAAGTTTTTCTAGCAATTCTTTTTCGTTACAAACAAATTCACAATCAGTCCAGTCTCTGCTTTGAACGCTATTGTCCAATTTGTCATCTAAAATTGTGCAGGCAGTTTTTAGTGCTTTTTTTGCATCCTTACTCAACTTAGATTTCAATAGTGTTAAAACAGCTTCGACATCGTCATCATCTAAATCAAATCTTAGCTTACTACCATCATACTTTGATCCATATCCAAAGTCAAGTATTAATTCTACATGGGGATCAAATTCTCCAAAACATTTTCCAGAAAAATCAGAATAATAAACTGCTTCTTCTCGCTGTGCTGGTCTAGTTGTTTTTTTCATTTATGTACTCCTTAACTGTTTCCCAAAGAGATTCAATATTGTGGCAAATCTCTGTACCATCTACATCAAATGCTTGTAGAGGTTCTTTACCACCAAAGCTAGGTCTTTCGTGTAGATACCAATCAATCCAATCCTTACCTTCTACATTGAAAGTAGATAGCATTAAAGCTCCAATTACTTCTTGGTAAATTTCATCATAGTCTATCAAATTTATACCCAACTGATACAAAGAATGGGAACGTTCTCTGCATTTTTCTAAGTTTTTAATTAACTTTTCAAATCGCGTGTAGTTCATATTAAAATTCTATTTTAAGAGTCGTAAAAACATTAGTTTCTTTTATTTCATTTTTAAAACAATCGAGATCAACATTCAATGCATTAGAAATACTAATCAGGATTTTATGATCTTCGTATATTTTAAATAGATGTTCAATTTTGTTGCTTGATGTCAATTGTTTATTATTTTGTTGAGAATAGTTTGTATTACCATCAAATTTAACTTGTGCATAACTAATATTAGCACATATTAAGAGCAAAGCAACTATAAGTTTCATAGTATATTTCTAATAATAGAGTATCGAATAGTATCAAAAAAGCGAGACATTGAATAGCAGCCTTTTTCTATTTTCTTCCACAACCAAAACCAACCAGAGTATTTTCTAAGTTTGTAAGAGAAGCTATTTTGTTTGCTCTCATAGGTCTTCCAATATTCATCCATCTTTATTTTACGGTTTTCGTATTTTTCTACTTTAGCCAACTCTAGCTTATCTAGCTTCCCGTAAACAAAATATGCATCAAAATCTACCCAAATATCTTGTTCGTCCGTAAAATTCAAAGTCTCATAAAAAGTAATCTTGCCATGAAAATCTACTTTTTTGGTCTCTTGTTTTACTATCTTTTGATCTTTGACGATATTCCAAGGCTTGTGGTCTTTTTGCTTCTTTTCTTCTTCTGTATAATAAGTGTACTCGTACTCTATTACCTCTTCCAATAGTTCCCCGTCTTCTGAAATAATATAAGTCTCCAAACAATTATCCAAATCTTTAGTTTGGAATTGAGTTTCGTTCCACTTCACAGAAAGACCTTTAAGTTCATCTGTTAGTGGTAAATTTTTTTTGCATTTTATGTATGAAAACATTCCCATAGTATTAATTTATTAGTTTATTGTTTTTCCAAGATTGTAGCGTATATTTGAAAGGTTGTCCAGAAATATTTTCTACTAAATTCAGCATTTGTTCAGCTATTTCTCTAATTTCTAATTGAGCGTGTTCGCTATTTCTAAGTTTTTGAAAATTTGCAAAGCTCCTCATGTTGAACATAATATCTGCTTGAATTTGAGAATTATAGGTTTTAAAAAATCTAGCTGACTCTTTTGCTCTTTTTCTTCCAAGGTTTGGTTCTAAGTCTTTGATGCATTGATGATAAAGAGTGTTTCCAAGTTCAGTATAGTCTTTAAGGATATTCACCCAACTATCTTCCATTACCCCTAAGATATTTTCTTCTGGATTAAAAGATGATTTTATATCTTCCCAATCTAAAGGAATATAATACTTGTCTTCTTTTAATTCTTTATACCTTGCAGATTCAGCATTAATACTTGATAATCTATGCTTCAGTAAATGTATATGAGATGCAATATCACAGTTTATGAGAAAATGAATAGACGATTTTTCAAAGCAAGTATGGTGTCCTTCAGACCACAGTGTATTAATCATTTTATCGATTCTGTTTCTTTTTTCCTCAGTCAAAGTTCTGCTTGTCGATGTCCACGCTGAACATGCAATAATCTCGTCGCTACCATAATATCCAATTAATTCTACTTTGTTATTCATGATTGATCTGTATAGTATTTTTGTTTTAGTTCTTCTATTGTAATTTCACTACTTGAATTTTTTTGCAAGTTTTGTTTAGCGGGAATGTATCTAAGATTGTGATAAGACGAAACAATTTCAACTTCAATATTATTATTAAATGCTTCCGATATTGAAAGAATATGATCTAAATGATGTCCTTCATTTTTAGTACCTTTAATTAATTTTTTATATTTTCTTGCATTTCTATGACTTAGTGATCTTACATCGTATTGATATTTCTCCCATTCATTCAGTCTATTATAGTCAATTTTTCTTAACTTTGCGAACCACTCCGGATTGTCTGCACATGAAGAAAGCCATTTTGGTGGCAGGTTTTCATATCTTTTAAGATTGGTCTCGCGTATTTTATTTTTTGTATCCTCGCTATGATTATATGATCCAATGGGTCTATTATTACCTCTCTTTGCAGCAGCAGCTTTGTAGTTTAGAATCTGTTCATCAGTTCTTTTTCTGCCTGTGTTAGTTCTTGATATTTTTTCCCTGTACTCATCTGTAATATAGGATTTATCTTTTTTAAAATTGAGTGGAATATTATGTTTATTCGCAATGTAGTAAACTCTTCTAGCTTTATTATCTCTCAGTAAATTATATTTTATCGCTAACTCTTTCGGTGTAAAATTTCCAGATGAAGCGTCAATTTTAAATTCTTCTAAATTAATGTTTATTTTTTCGTATTGTTGTTTACTCATAATATTATTTATACTAAAAAGTGAACAAATTCTTTTTCAAACTAAAAATTTATTAATTTCATCACTGCCATAATAACCCAATAATTCTACTGTGTTTTTAATCATAGATTTAAGTCCAGAAGTAGTTTCTGCGTTTTACGAGTTCTGTTAAAATTTCTGTATCTCGTTTTTCGATCTCTTCTTCGATTCTATTAACTTCCCTATATTTAACTTCATAAGGAATGCCGTCGTCTTTCATGTACATTCTGGTTGTTCCGTCTTCTTGTGGAATGCGCTCGAACATTTCTTCAATTGGTTTAGAAGGAGGATAAGCATTTTGTAGATCAATTTCCAATTGAGGTCTAATTTTAGTTACGTATTCATAAGCTTCTTCCAGCCATTTTGCAAATTCACTATGTTTTTCTGTTGCTTCCCAATCTACAATATCTGCTTTAAATTCGTCTTCATAAAAAGCTTTAATCATTTCAAAGTTAACACTTACTACCATTTCGGTAATATCAACCCAAGTGCGAGGAATTGCTTTTCTAATACGTTGGTTTTGAGGCTTGAATATTGGTTTAATCTTATCGTAATATGTCATTCTCCAGCTATAAGGAAATAAATCCCAAGCATCCCAAAAGCCATATTTTTCAAAAATATAACTCCTTATTTTTCCGAAAAGAGTTTTATCCTTTTTAGGAAAATCTTTCAAGCAGTGATTTTTAGCTATAAATTTTTCTTCGTTCATTTTTTATTGATCCATTTAGTAAATTTTTCAGCAGTATCTTGCAAGTGTTTTTCACAAGCATTCATAGCAGATTCTTCTGTCTTATAAAATTTATTAGAGACTCTTGTAGCATCATCATCAAATTTACTAAAAAATAAACATCCAACAAACCTTTTTGAGTCTCCCATGCAATAGTATTCGTCTACGATATATTCCCAATTGATAATAGGTACTTTTGCAGAATGCCAGTAGCCAGATTTATCATCAAGCCATTTCTTCTTCCAATTTAATTTAGTTTTCATTTCAAGTTCACTAAATAATCTATATGCTTTTGAAGATTAGTCAAGTCTTCTTCTAGAATTCCGCAAACTTCTAATTTTGCCGTTGGTCCAGAATAACCCTCTCGGTCATGCAATTTTACTTCTGGGTAGTATCTTAAATCAAACTCAAAATAATCTTCAAACACTGGCATGAGTGCTTCAAGATGAAGTCTTTTAAATTTTTCGTTTTTACTTTTAAACCCGAATTGCCAAAATGTTGAAGATTCTTCTATATCTGGTTTTTCTTTAGCAACTGACATATCTTTCCAGTTGCCACAATAACGACCATCAGAATACCAAAAGCATTGAAGAATCTCAAAGCCATTTTGCTTTAAAACTTCTCTAAAAGAATCTACTTTTTTAATTATTTTTATTAATTCTGGACTCATATGTTTTTTCCAAAAATGTTCTGGCAATTTGTCCCATACTTTTCCAGTCTTCGTAAGTATCATCGCCATCAATAAAGATATCCTCAATTGCCATTAATGCATCTATTGCAGCGTCTCGTTGTTTACATATCTCATTTACTTCCAGCATATTTTCTACTGCAAGTGTATCGTATTTTTCTTGTATTTCGTTAAGTTTTTTTTCAACTGAAAGGAATTGTTCTAAAGGAACAACAAAGGCAGACCTTTCATAATCTTGCGCTTCTTTATATTCTGCTTCTGTTAATTCTCTCATTTTAAAATTTTTTCTTTTTGTTTCAATATTCTATCCTTTGCTTCAGACCAAAACTTTTGTCTTTCTTCTGCGTCTTTATCTGCTTTGGGTGTATCGCAAAGTTTCCAGAATGCATTATTGATCATTTTATCTCTTTGAGCATCAGTAATAAACTCACCGCTTCTATGACTATAGCTCCAATTATCCGCATTCTCTACAAGCTCTCTAATACCATCATTGTTACAAGAAACAATAAACATATTGATCTTGTGTAAGAAAGACTCATATTGCAAAATTTTTTCTTTGTTTGTGGGACTTTTCATAATTTATTCGTGTAATATTATAATTCAATGTTGGTGTTTTGTCAAGATAAAAAGATAAATATTATATATGAGAAAGAAAAGAAAAATTATATCAGAAGAAGAGAAATCTTTAGCAGTTGAAATGTATTTAAAGGATGGTTTATCTACAAGAAAAATAGGAAAAATTTTTAATGTTGATCGAAGCGTTGTGGAAAGAGCCATCGTAAAAAGCGGAAATTCTATGAGAACGAGTAAAGAATGTCATTTAAAGTTAACAAAAAATGAAGATTTGGAAATATACAAAATGTATTATGAAAAATATACTCCAGAAGAAATAGGAAAAAAATTCAATGTTTCAGATAATACAATAAGATACAGTATAAAAAGACAAGGAGGAGAGTTAAGAAATTTCACACAAAGTATTACAAAATATAATTTTAATCATGATTTTTTTGAAAAAATAGATACAGAGGCAAAGGCTTATTTTTTAGGATTTTGGTTAGCTGATGGAAACGTTTGGAATAACAAAGTTCAAATGTCATTACATCCTAAAGATTCTTATATAATGGAAAGTTTTGTAAAGCATATTGATGGGAATAATGTAATACATTTTTATAAATACAAACGAGACTCTTCAAGACTTTCAATAACATCCAAAAAGATGGTAGATGATCTTATAGATAAGGGAATTGTGCCGAATAAAACATTTGAATTAAATAAAATGCCCGATATACAAGATAACTTAGAAAAACACTTTTGGAGAGGAGTATTAGACGGCGATGGTTGGGTATTAAATACGCAAAAAAATAAAATGATAGAAACTGGAATTTGCAATAAACAAAAAATTGCGATGGAATATTTTAAGAAATTTTTAGAAAAAAATAATATTTCTCCATGTAAAATACAATATGCTAATAAATCGGTCTATAGGATATGGCTAACTGCCCGTAGAGCAATAAAATTTTTAAATTTAATTTATGAAGGATCTTCGCCTGATCTTAGATTAAAAAGAAAGTATAATAACTATATTAAAGCAAAAAAATATAGAATTAAAAATAATTTACCGTCTTTTTAAGAGTTGGCATTTTCATTTTTCCTCGTAAATTTTCCATTGTGGTTTCTTGTAACCATTGATCATATAGATGTGTTGGTTCTTATCCCAATCATTATTCCAGAATTTTTTAACAATGTCAAGATATTCTTTTGCTTCTGACTTTGTAGAAAAATATTTAATTGGAGTTGGTTTATACAATAACTTTGAAAATTCTTCTTGACAAATCGGTACAGTGGTTGTCCATCCATCAAGAGGACTTTTGCTGCCTTCATTGACATAAGTGTATTCATCTGGTTTATGATTGTATTCGCAGACTTTGTATTTTTTTGTTCTTTATTAAAAATTCTAAATAAACCGCCTACTATTACAATACTAACAATTTTTTGTTTGAGTGTCATTTTATTCCTCCCATTTTTCGAGCGTTTTTAAGAATGCCTTGGCACGGTTCCATGCCGAGGCATGGACTGATACGAAGCGAACAGTTCCACCTCCATACTCCGCAAGATATTGACAGTATCGCGTCCAGTCTCCGCTCCTCATTTGCTTCTCCGCTCCGTGCATGGCGTTGAGGTCATTGCAGTAGTCTGGAATTTTGTCCTTGTATTGCCAATCACCATTGGGTGGTTTTGCTAAGTATTTATGTTTATTAACCTGCCATCCACACGCCTCCGCAATTGCGATGTTGATTTGTTCGTTTGTCATTTCGCTTCCTCCTTGATTTGGTCGAGTTCGGCGCGGAGCCTTAATCCTTCTTCTTTAATTGCTCGGATTGCCCGGACTGCACTTGCATCTGGCAAGCAAACTCCGGCCAGCACGCAAACCCAAACCGCTTTTTCCGCGATCTCGCGTAGCTTGGCGTTTTGCTCCAGCGCCTTGTCGCGCTCGCTCGACAATCTATTTAGTTCATCTGTAATATCTTGTAAATCTCCAACATCTCCCTTGTTGTTTGGTTTGTTAATCCATCTGTCCTTGAACTGATCATTAACTAATTTGTATTTACTCATTTCGCGCCCTCCTTGAGTTGGTCGAGTTCGGCGCGGAGGATACTATCCTCGACTGAGGTTCGTAATCGCCCTTGCCGAATTTCTGGGGGGGATTAATTTAATCGCCCTCTCTGCGATGTCGCGTAGCTTGGCGTTCTCTTTTTCTAGTTTACCTACATGTAATGCGGAGCAAAGTAATTGTCCGGAGATGCCTACGATTCGCCCACTCGCCTCAACTAATTCATCTAATGTTTTGTCGAGTTCCTCCTTTTCTTTAAGATACTTCTCCCTCTCCTCGTCGCGCTCGCGTTTTAAAACTAACAGCTCGCCCCGAATAACAGCAATTTCTGAAAGAGACAAAATACGCCAGTCTTTGTGTGCATTGTGTTTGTGTAGCCACTCTGCTCTACGTTTAGCTTCTGCTTCATCTGTCTCACTCATTTCGCGCCCTCCTTGATTTGTTCGTTTGTCATAGTTTAGATATTAGAGAATGTTTGATGAAATGTCAAGATTTTTCTTAGCAAAAGCCATAGTAGAACCATCAGAATGTTTTACTAAAAATTTTCCGTTCTTGCATTGCTTCTGTACAGTACAAACTTGCCCGATATATTTTCTATACTCCTTCGTCATATATAAATCATTATTTCGATTAACAATAACGTCTTGTTGTTCTGTAATAATTTTTTCCATTTTGCTTATCTGATCCAATCAGAAATATCCCAATAACTTTCGAAACCTATAAGATATTTTCCTCTGTTCCAAAATTGATATTAAATTAAGTTGGTGGAACTGTCAATCTTTATTTTTAACCAGCGTCAAAAAATTTATTTCTCTCACCATTCATAACTCCATCTGCATACTCTGTTTCTTTGATAGGAATACCATCTACAGAAAACTTAGGTCTAAAATCACCATCACCATCTGAATAAAATGTAACTTTTCTTGAACCACCCAAACCTCCAAGTTGTTCCATATATTTTAACATTCCAAGAAATTGAGGAACCCAACGTTCTCTCATTGTGCAAGTTATAGTGAATGTTGTTTTTGGAGATTTCATTCTTTATTCTCTTTATTAAACTGACAATCACTCAACCAACAATCACAAACCAAACATTCTCCGTTATGATCTGGATTACAAGGCAATTGAAAAATATTTCCAACTACTTCAAAGTATTTCATATAATCCATTAAGTCTTCAAATGTTTCAAAAGCATTTCCAGTTCTAACTCCAAAAGATGCTCTGTCTTCAAGCCAAATAACTTCACCAAAGAAGTCTACTTTTCCAGTATAGCCAAATCTTGCTCTATCACCTTCATAGATTGGTTTTTTGTTCTTGTCGTAGAGTTCGGTGAATTGCTGAATTACTCCGCAATGCTTATCGAAATGCACCCATTCTTTCTTTTCATCGTTCCAAACACTACTACAAGGATCATCTGTTTCTGTATCGCCAACTAATACTCTTGTATAAAATTTTGACTCTGTATAGCTCCATGCTCTGAATTTTAATTGTCTCATTGTTTATAATATGACTGTATATAATTTTTTGATTCTTGTAAATGTTTTAATGACTTCTGTGAAGCTCTTAACAGTATTCTCTCTGCTACTCCTTCATCGTTTTTATTATTTTCAATAATTTGTTTTTCAATTTCAATATAATGATTTAAAACTACAACACAAATATGCTTAGTAAAATCTTCAGATAATACTTGGGAATTTTCAATATTAATTCTCATTGTTTAAAAGTTCCTTAGATTCGAAAATATTTCCAATTACTTCATAACTATAAGAAAGATATAGAAAATCGTCCATGTCATCATAACCTTTATACGCAATTAAAAAGGTAGCTTTGGTTTCCAGCCAAATTATCTGTCCTGTCTCTAGCAAGCCATCAATTGTTTTATATTCTATTTTTCCGTCCTTAACATAAGGACGAGTAAAACTTCTTTGGACATTGACTATATCACCTTCATAGATTTCTTTTCCATTTTTATCCTTCAATCCAGTAAATTGCTGAAAGACTATCTCATCAAATTTAGCGACATCATAATAATGAGCTTCTCTATAAGCATCATAACCAATTTTCTCTAACTCAAAATCAATGCTTCTCAAATCCACAAAACGTTTTTCAATTTTGTGCCAGACTCTATAATTTGGAATTATATTCATAAGTTTTTTTATCTACTTGTTCTGTTATTTCCAAGAAAAGCATATCTCAACACAGTCTCCTCACATGTGAGCAATACATTGTTATACGGATCAACATTGCCTGCAAAATCAATTCGAAATGCTACGTCAGTTTCCAGTATAACTCTTTTGTGCTTTAAGTCCTTCAAGAAGATGTGATGATCTTCATTAATGTCTCTCCAATTAATATCGTTCATAGTTTATATATTAGACAATATTTCTAGAAACGTCAATCTTTATTTTTTAAAAGCTCACTATTTTCGAAAATATTTCCAATGATAGTTACAGGTTCACCACTGTATCTCCATTCTTCGATTCCTATATTAAAACAAGCATATCTTTCTGCCCAAACAACTTCAGAATTAATGGTTTCGAGATGTCTGTATTCTGTATCAAAAAATTTGCCTCTTACAATATCTCCATCATAAATCTCTTTACCTTTAGAATCTTTTAGTCCAGTCCATTGTTGTACAACATATTCATCGCCACCAGAACCATTCTGAAGGTTTTGAAATTGTCCATTCAAAGTAAGAATGAAGTGGCCCTGATATCCTCGATCGGGGTAAATGAATTGTTTTGCCAAAGTATCCCAAGCGCGGAATTTAAGTTGTCTTTGCATAATAATCTAAAGCTTCTTGATATTGCTTTTCATTATATGAATCATCTTCATAGCTGTCAACATAAAAAATTTTAGGCATAAGAGGAAATTTGACATTCATTTTGGATTTTCCATTTGTGTAGCAATATCCATCTAAATCTCTCCAAACTACAGCTTCTATGTAATATGCTGACCCATCTGAATTTTTAAATACTGCCCCATTTCTTATGTTTTGATATTTTGTATCATCTCCTAAACTAGAAATATCTCCCCATTCATCGTCTTCTCCAGTCAGAGGAGTTAATGCTTCAAAATTTGCTAAAGTTTTAAACATATTTGCAACATAAGGAGCACTGAAACCAGAATGTCCTTGTTTTGAAAATACTTCAATAAGTTCTAGAATACAATCATATGCTAATTTGTTATAACCTGCTTTTAGATCTTCTTCTGAATAGATAAGACCAAGTTCTTTTTTTGCGTGTGTTACTAGGTTGCTCATATTTTTTAATCAAAGTCTGCTAAAGAAAACATTTGTCTCTTGTTTCTCATTTCTTCAATCTTCCAATCGGGAACCCCGTGCTCGTTTCGAAATTCTCCAGTCATATGATGAATTTCTACATTATAACCATATTTTCTAGATAAGTCAATATAAGGTTTTGCTTCTTTTTTGGTAAGATTAGTATTAGAGACAATAACATCTTCCCCTCTCTGCATAGAATCTTCCGTGCTTTTTTGGCACTCAGCATGACAATAAGCAAGCCTTTTAGGATTAAAAAAATAGTTGCCATATAGATCCACCATCCATTGATCTGCTTCAAAATGATTGGCGATATTTTTTTCTTTTTTAATCTTGTTGGCGAATGTAGTTTTTCCTGAGCCGCTAGGACCACAGATTAGATATAGAGTTTTCATTAAAATGGATTTAAAGTATTTTTAGTATGATGATCAAATGTTTTGTTTTCAACGTTTTTGAACTTGCCTCTAATTTCACTAAAGGAAATAGGAATTGGTGAATTTTCTACACCAACATCGATAATTTTACACTTATACAATAAGCCGCCAACTTCGCTTCTATAAAGATTCTGATGGCAATGGCCGTGAACCATCCAGCTTCCTTTAGCCTGACCATTCCAAGATGCGAGAGGGTAATGGCTGGCCACGATACTTTGACCGCAAACTACCATCTCTAAATAATTTGGAACAAAATATAATCTTTTATTGTTAAAATCAAGAAATCTAACCCCGTTTTCTTCTGATGACTTGCTCAGTAACTGCTTGTAACCTCCAGCATGATTGCCCGAAAAAAGATACAGAGTCTTGAATGTCAACCTATTAAGAGCATTTGTCAATCTTTCTTCTCCGTTAATACCAAATATAATGTCGCCCAAATGAAAAATTTCAGACTCTTGATTAAGTTTATTATTCCATCTATTGATCAAGGTTTCGTCGTGATCTTCTACGCAATCAAACCCTCTGTTTTTCCACAAAGGAGTTTCCCAGTGTTCGCACTTATGCCCCAGATGCATGTCAGACCAAAAATAAACATTGGTATGTTCAATTTTAATTGGTTCCCAAAAATAATTAGATAGTTTCATGCTTTATATTTCTTTCTCTCAAGTCTAACAGCTTTTCTCTTCAAGTCAAGTTTTTTGATTTGTTCTTCAAGTTTCATGAATCTATGCTTTCCAAAATCAAAACTATAAGCTCCAAAAGGATTTATTTTATTTTGGAGCCTTGTAATCTCTCTATCCAGCTTTTGTAATTTTTTAAAAATGGTCGAAGAAGCACGACTCGAACGTGCGCCACTCATGCGTCCATGGTTATTCTTTCCACCTAAACTATTCTTCGGTTTCACTTAAAGTTTAAATTGCTTATCGTTTCCAAAATGGATTGAACAAAGTATATCCAAGCATCCATGAATTTCTCTCATTAAATTTGGATGAGGATTGCTAAAAAAACTTTCTGGATAGTCTGAACCAGAAGAAATAGAACGAATTGGTTCCAGTGTTTCAGAGTCTTTTATTACAACTTCAACGAAGTATCTTTTTTCTTTCATAATATTTTTTTTAATAATATTGAAGTTTTCTTCACCCCAAACATACTTTGTGTCTTTTGGGTTTCTCATGTTATGAACATAGAATTATTCGTAGGAAATGTCAAGCCAATTCGTATCTTCTGGCATTATTTCTACCTTCACTCCGGCTTCTTTGGATTTTTCTATAATGTCATGTAAAACTCCGTGACCGTAGATAGTAGCACCGTAGCGTTTTTCGCTACAAGAATAAACAGAACCAGAATAACCTTCAAACAAATAGAAGTTTTTTTCTTTTGTAACTTTTGTAATACCGCTGTTCATCTTCCAAGAGTCGCCGTTTAAATAGCCGCCATACCAACAAGCAAATACCTTGTAGGTCAAAGGAAATTTTCCTCCTTCGATCTTAACAACTAGCCATTTGTCGGGGGTGTATTCGTTATTCATTTTTTCTAAAAACAGTTCTTGCTAATTCACAAAGGTACGCAAGTGGAGCAGTTATTAAAATTAAAGTTCCAAGCCAAATCCAAAAAGAGGAAAATATAAATTGCAGTATTTGCAACATAATTAATTTTCAATAATATCAAACCAAGTTAGTTCTACTTCTTCGTTTGTTTCCTCCAGTATAACGCCAGTTGAAGAAGAAGCAACGCTAATTTTCTTTACTGTATAAATCTGTCCGGAAACTAGCTTCTTTGCATTCTCAATTCTATTTGTAAACCAATGTATGGTAGATTCTCTAAATCTAATCTTGTCTCCAACTTTGGTGTTTTGGTATGTTGCGTATTTTTTAGGTATCATTTTTTTTAAGTTGTGCTATTTCTTCTTTGAGTTTTTTGTTCTCAAGAATAAGATCTGTAATGACATCATGTTGAGCTATAACAACGGGATTTTTAGTATGTTTTTTTAGCACACCTCTCTTCACATAGTCATCCAAAGTTTCTTCTGTATACTCTCTAATCCAATGCCCTTTGTCTTTAAACTTTTTCATCTCTTGCAAATAGAATGTTTTGCTTTCTTCATCATAAACAAAGAATTCTCCATCATCAATTCTTTCGTAAAATGTATTCATTTGTTATAAAAACTGATTAAAATTAAAATAAAAACAATTGCAACAGACAAAGTAATTGAAGTACCAATTAAATGTCTCTGAAATTCATTAACGGCTTTTTTGAATTCTTGTAACTCTTTTTGGAGTTTTTCTATTTCCTTCCCTGTAATTGCTTTGATTATTTTTATTTCAGACTGCAATAAATTTAGATCAGACTGCAATGCATTTAGATCTTTGCTTGTATCGTTTGCTAATAGTTCTACATTTTGCTTCAAGTTTAACAAATCTTCTTTGCTTGGGTATGTAGAAATAAAACCATTTCCTACAACTACTTCGTTTGGTCCAAAATCTGATGCACTATAATGGTATTTCATAATAGTTCTGGATTAGCGAATTTATTCCCAATTACCTTAACTTCACAATATTCGTTCAAGTGCGGCAACCAAAAAAAGCTAAGAGTTCCTTCATGTTTAATAAATTTTGCCAAATATGCTCCTTCAACAAATTGAATCTCTGCTCTGTGTAATCCTTCTCTATCTTTTCTTTTTAATTCAATTATATCGCCTTCCCATATTTCATTTCCAAAATCATCCTTTAATCCTGTATATTGAGAAGGAACTAAAATTCTCCATTCTCTTTCATCAAACAACTCATCAACAAGTCCATTATATTTGTAGTTTTGCCAAAATGTTTTTCCTTGCGGACTCCAGAAACGAAATTTTATTGTTCTCATTTGCTTTCTAAAAGAAGTTTAACTTGCTCAGGCGTCCAATTTTTCTGAATTGCTTCTTTGATTAGTTCTGCTTTGATATTCTTTTCTTGTCTTTCGGAAAAGACTACACAACAGAAGAAAACAAACAACAAAATATTAAAACCACACAAGCTACATTAAATGGATCAATTTTTTCGTTCATGATTCTATTGTATATGTTACTTTTAATTTCACAACTTCAAATTCTAAAAAGTTTTCATTACCGTAATTTGGCATGCCATTAAAAACACTACGTCTCAAAAAAGTTTCCAAATAACCTTTGGTCCTAGAAATTGTGCAATGTTTAAAATCCACCAACGTTATAACAGTAACTGTTAATTCCAACTCATCATTTTCAAATTCAACCCATTTTTTCGTAGGTTTATGCCGAAGAGCATAACGAAGCTCTTCAAACATTTCTTCGTTTTCTTTCATAAACATTTGTCAGTCTTTGACGACGAGATTTTTGTCGTTCTCAATTTTCCAGCCCCACTGCACATCAAACCAAGCATGCTCCTTCTCCATCATTTGCTTGGTGAATTTGAGATCCTTTCGACCTTCTGCTACAAACCATTTTTTAAATTCTTCGGATTGTTCTTCCTCCCATTTTCCGATTGTTTTTAGAAAAGCCTCTGCGCGTTGGCGAGCGGTTGCGTGCAAGTCAGCTTTGCACCATTGCGACACCATTCTGATTCCTCCAAGGACTACATTCCGCAATTCCTCTCGATATTCAAGCCATTGTTCATCATTAAGCACTTTCTCCGCTTCGTGTATTACATTGAGGTCGTTGCAGTAGTTTGGAAGTTGGGCCATCCCATTTTCGTATGCGCCGTAAATCGGGGGATTATTCGGCGGCGGCAAGCCTTTTGTTAGCTTGAGAGATTCTACAAATACGCAGTCAGTCCACCCACGCACTTCCGCAATAGCAATATTGATTTGTTCGTTTGTCATGGTTTAGATATTAGAAAATATTTCAGGAAAGGTCAATCTTTTTCTCCAAACTCATATTCTTTTGTTTCTAATCTATCTTTTAACCAAGCCTTCAATGCCCAATGATAATATGTATAATTGGGATCTCCTTCATAATGAAAGAAAGCATGACCAAGATCAAAAATAACTTCTCTGTAAATTTTTTCTTTTAATCTTTTTAAATGTCTACAGGTAACACTTCTCAAACTAATTGAAGACTCCATACCAAAGTCCCATACAAAATGCACTGCTCCTGTTACTCTGTCAACATGATAAACATCAAAGTAGATAGGTTCTTTGCAAGTGAAATGACCTAATTCTTGGAATGTTTCTGGAAGATAGAGTTTCATTCTTTAAATGATACTTTGACTAGTTGATGACCAGCAAATGCAAGAAATAAAATACTGATTAAAATATTCATATTAATATCTTTACTATGAAACATTACGCTACCAATTAAACAAAAAAAGAAGTACCCAAATACTCTGGATGCAATTAATAGATGATCTATTATTAAATCCCGCATACATTCATATATTGTGTCTTTCTGCCTTTTTCTAGATTCTAATTGAATTGTTTGTTCTCTACTTTGAAAACAATTAAAACACCCACATCCATAAGGATGTACTTTTGTATTATATTCTTTCACTGTTGTTCAATTGTGACTGTTCCTGAAATTCTAACCAGCTTTCCATTCACCACAAAGAACCAACCATCCGAACTTGATTCTGTATTTACAAACCCTTCAACTTTATATGTCCTTACAGCTTGTCCACCGGACCAAACTGTGACAATATATGTTCCACTAGAAAGACCATTCAAAGTTTTATTGAGACTGTTTTGAAATCTTCCACAACCTGTAAGAAGAATTGTAGACGCGATTGTTGTTATTAGTATTAGTTTTTTCATATTATTTCCAAGTAAAAACTGCTTCCTTCGAAGGTGGTGTGGGCAGTTTCATTTCGGCATATCCCCTTTTGATTGCCTCTTCTAGTCGAGGATTTGTTACATGAGTCGTGATTAAAAATCCCATAGTGTAACCGCCTAAAAATAATCCGATAAAAAATGCTGATAGTGTTTCTTTCATATTATTCTCCGATATTTTTTAAAAAGCATTTCTTCATAATAGAGATTATTGTAGAGATTGTTTGAGGAATAGTCAAGAATTATTTTATTTTTCGATTAAATTAAATTCTATTCTGCTATTAAGTGCAGAAGCTATATTCACAAGTGCAGCTAATGAAAAGTTGGTACATTCTTCATTCAAGATAATATTAAGCTGTTGTTTGGTCGTGTTGAGGCGTTTTGCAAGTTCGCTTTTGCTGACCTTTTGCTTTTGCTGACCTTTTGCTTTTTCATAATCTTCAATACTTCTTCAACAAATAGACCGCTTAGACAATCAGTTTGAAAATCTACATCATTCTCAAGTTCTTTTGCAGATTTACGCAATTCTTTTAAACTTTTTTTACTCATTTTTGGAGTATTTTTGAGAATTTTCTTTATTTCTGGATCAATAATTTTTGTTTTCATAACATTGATACTAGAGATTGTTTGAGGAATAGTCAAGAATTATTTTCTTTTTTATATTTCTCGAAATAATCTGTAGTTGCTTGTGGAGGATTAAAAGTTTCTGATGACATTTTTGGATAAGGATTTAAATCTTCATTTAGTTTGGGAAGTAAATTCAAACCATCAACGATTCTTTTAAGATTATTGTAAGTGTACATACTGTACATATCAGGTATATCGACTTTTCCTTCACCAAGAACATAAGAAGGAAGTTTACTACATATGCTAAATTTAGGAACGCTTAGAGTTTGTCTTAGATATAACTTCCATCTATCATTTTGGAAGAATTCTAAATAATACATGCAATTATTTTCTGCATAGTTTTTAGGATAATATTCATCGGGATATAGTTGTTTGGTCAAATCTTCCCAATCTTCATCAGTCATTCTTGGATCACAATTATCACAAACTTCAGATGGTCTAGCTACCGTAAAACCACTGATAAAAGGATCATTCGAAAAAGGAAAAGGTTTTTTTGACGCCAGATCGCTACTTGGATCATCTTTATCTTCCGTTTCTACGTTTGCTCCATAAGTCCAATAGTTTTCTTTAAATTTTTGCCATTTAATCATGTTTTCATAATCTTGGACATCTTCTTTTGTGACAATATTTTTATTCTCATGTTCAATGTCTTCTTTTGTAAAAGATTCTGATTTAAGATTTTCAACAGTATCCACAACATATATAGAATCTATTTCGTGCCACTGAGACAAACTATTTTTATTTTTTATATTTACAAATTTTTTAGAGTCTGAATAACCTAAAATTTCCCCTTCATATAACGAACCTACCTTACTAAAAAGTCTGTAAATAATAGTTTTTCCGTTTTTGTAATCTTCTGGTTTCATTATTTTTAAATCTTTCTAAAACATCCTTTTTTTACAAGTCTATTCATAATTTCTTCTGTATAAGCAAAAACGAAATATCCTTCATCTTTAAATTTTTGCATATTTACATTGTGGAAACTGTTTGTTTTTTTGTCTTTAACAAAAATCTCTCCATCGTCAACTCTTTCATAATATGTTTCTGTATTATTTGTTTTTTGAGGAGTATTAATACCATATGTATCTGGATTTTTAAAATGATTTTCGTAATCCTTACAAGCCTCTTCCATATCTTTTTTGTATTGCTTCTCAGCAGTATCTTGATCGGCATTATTAAATGGAGTTTCGTTGGTTTCCGAATTTGTGCAATATCTAATATTAGTTTTTTGTAGTTTATCCCAATTTCCTTCTGCTATTTTTTTACGATATTCTTCACCGAAAATGCTGTTTTTAGGAGCATTGCATGTATCTGATTTTTTTAAATCAGAGTGGTTTTTGGAATCCTTAAAATACTTCTCCAATTCTTTTTTAGGAAGATGGTCTAGAAGAATGTCCTTACAATTTAAAATTTCGTGATCAGCTTTTCTACCTTTTAATTCTTCAAAAGTATAATCGCAAGCTGTAATTGTTGAGCAGATCTTTTCTAGATTTTCTGTCTCTCTGACAATTATTTCAAATACATATTTTTTGTTTTTGTTCATTTTAAAATACCTTTGACTTGTTCTGGTGTCCAACCTTTTTGAATTGCTTCTTTAACTATATTGGCTTTGATTTCTCTTTCTTTTACCTCGCTATAAGTCAAAAAACCTATAAAGATTATGCCAAAAGCAACGAGAGTCATGCAAGCTACATTAAATGGATCAATTTGTGTGTTCATAAATTATTTGTTAATTAAATCTTCGTAATTTTTGCCAAGGGTTTCTAAATAGTGCGCAAAGTCATCAATTTGCTGATCATCATTGCTTACATTATAGATATAATCAAAAAGATACTCTTCTCCTTCTTCAGTAAGATTTAGCCCTTTCGCCAGTCTTTCGAAGTAGTCGTCTTGGACGTCTCTGAGTTTTTCAAAGAAACCTTTAACTTCGTAGATGGCATCTTCGGGGTGTTTTCCTTCTGGTGTATATGGTTTTGTATAGTCACTCATTTCTCTATTGTATATGTTGTTTTTATTTTGACAAGCTCAAATTCCAAAAAGTTTTCGTTACCATAATTTGGAGTGTTGTTAAATGAACTCATTTTTAAAAATGTTTCCAAAATAACTCTATTTGCTGAAATTAAAGAGTCCTTAAAATCTACTAATTCTATAGTGGTTGCAGTTATTTCCAAATCATCATTTTTGAAATTAACCCATTTTTGAGTAGGTTTGTGACGAATTGCATATTTATATTCTTCAAATGTTTCCATAATTTTTATACCATTTCATAAAATCTTCTTTAATGAATTGCTGATCTTTAAGAAGAATATAGTCTTTAAATTTTTTATCAACGAAATCTTTATCTGCCCCATTAGCAATGTAATCTTTAAACCCAGCAATACATTCACCTATCTTTTTGCCATCTGTAATTCCCCATTCAATCAAATGTTTACCGTTAAATTTTTCTTTGTAAAATTTTTCCATTTGATGTTTGGCTATTCTTTGTTCAATTAAAGACGTTAAATTAATATCAAAAAAATTAGATATTTCTTTGATATAAACAGATTTGTCTGGATTACCTACAAATTTATTTGGTTTATCTTTTATATATTCTAGCCACTGATGATAATCTTTTCTTAACCTATCTCTTTTTCTATTAACATGGTTTAGATTTTCAAAAGCAAAAATGTCTTTGTTAAAAAGTTTTGAACTCACAAGCCATTCAAAAATATCACTTTGATTTAAAAATGCGCCTTCAAATCTCTCAAAGCAATCTCCAAAATCACGCGTCATGCCTAAGAATTCCAACATTTTCTCAAACGTAATAAATGGATCATCTTGACATGAAATTTCTATCTCCCCTAATTGTTCGGAGTCGGATAATTTAACCGGATAGCACAAACCACGTATTCCCCACTTTAATCCTTTTTGTTTTATCAATCTGCCAATAACATTTCCTACTGGCGAAAAGCACGAGAACAAATAGTAAGAATAAAAATCATAACGGTTATCTAAGATAGCTAGATCTATCTGAACGTTTTTATAGTCAAAAGAATAAACGCACGAATTTTTTGAAATATACTGACAATTAAAAGCTTCTTTAATTTTTTCTTCTAGATCACTAGTTCGTAAATTACATGCAACAAAATCAATATCTCCGTGATCTAACTTATTAGAATAATGAAGCACGTCTTTGCATTTGGAATTAAAATTTTGTTTCCAAATGCTTTTAATCTCTTTTACTATTTCAAAATACTCTTTTTTTGAAATTCTTTTGCTTTCAAACCCTAAATGTTTTAATGCTGTACCACCCATCTTAATCTTTTTCGTTTGCTAAAAAATATATTGCTAAAGAAAAAAGAATGACAGTTAATATAAAATAAAAAATTGCGTAACCAGTACTCATGGTACATTGAGAAGTTATACTTCTTTCCAGCCCCATTTTAAATTAAACCAAGCATGTTCTTTTTCCATCATTTGCTTCGTAAACTTGAGATCTTTTTTACCTTCTGTTATAAACCACTTTTTAAAATCAGCTGATTGTTCTTCAGTCCAAGTTTTCAGACTGTACCAATTTTCTTGATCTGCAAAATCTCCATCAAACTTTTCAAAGCCAACCATCTGAAACATTTTGTCTAGTGCTTTTTTTAGGAATTTATCATAGTTTTTCATAAGTTAATTCTAAAAGAGTTTTAATAATTGTCAAGGTTCGTCATCCTCACCCTGGATTTCAACTTCACAGTTAATTCCAAAGTGTTTCAAAATATCTTCAATAACAGTCAGATCACAAAAAGCATCAGTGCCGTCTGTTACTTTTTTGCCGTCTACAAAATAATCATAACCAGTCTCGTAACAACATCCATCACCACATTCATATGTATAGTGCTTAGCAGTTAATTTATGAACTTTGTCTTTGTTTGTTTTCATCAAATTTTCCAAGTCATTTTTTCTACCGTGTCATAACACGAGCTACAAGGCTCCGAATCGCGCTCATAATCATCATATTGAAAAAGTTGTACAACATCCTGAAAAGATATTGTGTTGCCTCTGACTCCTTCTTTAATCTTAACAAACAAGTAATCTAAAATCTCTTCTTGTTTTTCTATAGGAATTTCAGAAATAGGTTCTTCGTTTATGTAAAAATTAAAAGCAGTGCATCCAGTTACTTCCTCAAATTTATATTTAGTATTTTCCATGAGTTTGTTGTATTTCTTTTTCTACCATTTGTTCTAATTCTCGCATGTCTAATTTGCTTTGTGTTTGAATATAATAACTAAAAACAAAAGCAGATAGTACTAACAGAAGAATAACTAAAAAGAATAAAATCTTTTCAAGAACCGGTGCTATATTCTTCATACATTTTAATAGCATTAACTGCTTCCGAGTAAAGCCCTGGTCCAACAACCACTATAGATGTTTTTTTAGAAACTTCCTGAACATGCAAAACCACTCCATAGAGTTTTTTCGCAATCTCTTCTAGTTTTTGGTTCAATACCCCTACAGGTTCGCAACAATAACAACTTCCTTGAAAGCCTTCTATAAAATTTTCTTTTTGTTTTTGTACAAGAATTCTACCATATCTCTCAATAGCCTCAATAGTATAAGCATCTAATTTTTGTAAACATCCGTCAGCAGACAATCCACTTTCATAAAATGCAAACTCTTCAAGTTGTTTCAAGTTCTTCGTGGCCGTCATTTTTTTCTCCTTTTGCGTCTTTTTCTTTCCAGTATGCTTCGGTTGATTCATTACAGGCTACATATTTTAACTTTCTTGCTTCTTCGTAACAAAGAGTTTTATACCATCCACCTCGTTTACAAGGTTCTCCATGCTTACCTGACACTTCACAAGTTCTGGCGGACTCTGCTTCCGCTTGATTAATAATATCATCTATAATATTATTTTCAATACTATTTGCACCATAGACACTTACGTAAAAACGGAGAGTGCTGTGCTTTTCCTTTATTTGGTTAGCAACAACTTGTACCTCTTCACCATTCTTTGAACAAAGATCGCAGAAGTATTGAAGTTTCTCCATACATTTGTCTAGAAGATTATACCAGCCCGACTCCGTATTTATCCCAAAAGCCATACAAGATTCCATGGGACTTTTTCCACCGTCTTGTAAAATTTTGGGGTATTTATTGTATAGTTTTAGTTCAAATTCATGATTCATATATTACAATATTAATATATTTTGTGATAATGTCAATTTATTTCTTTTTCCTAGAAGGTCTAGAAATACTAACAGTTACAGGTTTTCGAATTTTAGTAGAACCAATTTTTCTTTCTGTTACTCTTTGTTTTTTTATTTTCATGATTATTTTTCTTCCCAACACCAATTCTCATTATCCCAATGTCGTGAATCATAAATTATAAATCCTGCGTCAAACCCCAAAAAAGTTAAATTTATACTCAATCCACCATGATCTCTTGTAATTGGAGAAAAATCTAATTGAAATTGAAAAATGTTATCTCCCGAATAAAATATTTCGAATTCTATATTTTTATATTTGGAAAGTTGTTTATAAAATGAAAAATACTTTTCAAATTCTTTTCTTGGTTTGCAAAAGTTCCTTATTGTAAAATTAAAATACATATTATTTTATAAATTCCGCAAAATAAACGTCTCTATCTTCTAGTCTAACCCTAACTGCTTCTTTTGCGATCTGTAGAGGGTTGTCTTTGAAGGCCCTGACTCTATAACTGCCCCAAAAGTCATAAGTCCATAACTGATTTTTTCCTTTTGGGTACATATAAGCAACTATCGCGTGACCTTTTGGTTTCTTGGTTTTTACGTCAATCCAGTGATATACAACTACTTCGGACCAAACATCATATTTTTGCAAGCCTTCTCGAAAAGCAATTGCCGTTGGAAGACAAGCATTTCTTTTTGTTTCCATCCAAGATTCTGAGTTTTTAGGAGTATTCGTGCAAGATGTAAAAATAATACAACTTATCAACATTAACCACAAAAATCTTTTTTTCATGTTTATATTTATCGATGAATTAAAAATGCTTTTGTTTTTAAAAGCTCTTCTTCTTTGCAATCATCATATTCCCCATAGTACCACTCTCTTTTAAAAGGACCACATACTTCTATTTGTTTTGTTCCGACTGGTGCTACATACCCGCCTTCATATCCATCAACTAAAACAATAGTATCTGGATCTAATTTCTGTAATGATTCAATTAGTTCTTTAGCTTTCATAATTTTGATTTATAAGTTTTGTCCATTGTTCTTTTGTTATTATTTTACCATCTAAAACCCAAAATACAAATGAAGAGTTTTCTTGGAAATTTCTCTTAATCATCTCGGCTTGCGCCTTTCTGGTCTCAACTTTTCTTATATCATGTACCACCTCTAGAATATGGTCAATGTATTTTCTTGCCTTTTCTCCTGCTTCGCAAATTTTTTCAATTTCACTTTTTAACTGAACCGCAATCTCATAATCAAATTCTGTCTCAATTATTTTGCTGAACGCTTCGCAAGGTGGCATTTCTTTATCGATATAAAATTCAATTAAATTTTTTTCATTACTCAGGGTTGACTTGATACGGTGCAGAATAAGATAACGATCAGATTTAGTTTTTTTAAGAATTTGCCCATTATTACCATAAATTACAATTCCTTCTCCTTTCTTCCATTGATTGACTGATTCAATCATTGAGGGTAGCGAATTAAATTGATAGCGGGCGGGTCTTTGTATTTTCCACTCCAAAGCAAATGCGTCTAGGTCTTTTTGTAACAAATAAGAATAGTCATCATGCTTTATTATTCCAGTAAGCCAAAGAGTCGGTTCTTCCGCTTCTCTTTCAACAATAACATTTTTTGGAGAATACCATTCGCAAACAATTGAATACTCTCCACTATTAAGAATATCATTATCAAAAATTGAAGGATACTTTTGTTTTAAAAAGGGAATTTCATCGCCATTATTTAATATAGATGCATCATGAGTTCCTCTTGTTCTAACAATTAGCTCTCCTTTGAATTTTGAAATAATTAGAGTTGATCCATCTAACTTGTGGATAAACTCAATATCGGAATCAATATCAAGTGGTTCAAATTCTAGCTGCTCGCCAAGATTTGTAAACTTTTTCCATGACGCGCTAATAAGTTCTCCGTCTTTAGTCCAAATGGAAGAGCGAAATATTTTATTTTCTTCGCTCCATTTAACGTCTAGCTTAACAGGAAAAATTAATTTACAATCAGTATTTGCAATAATACAATCTCTGATGCAAAATTCTTCCGAACATGGAAAACTGACTTTCATATTATATTATAAATCTATATTTCCCCAAATTTCATTAATGTCCAAAAGTTTATGTATGCATCCATTGACTCTTTCAGTCCAGGAACTATGAAAATGACCATACAAATGTAATTTAGGTTTACATAGTTTGCATATCTCGTCCATAATTGTCCTTTCTTCTGTAAGATCTTCTAATAAATAAGCATCTTCTCTTGCCCAACCGTAAACCATTTCGTTAAACTGTTGTGGGAAACACCAAGACGGAGCAGTATGAGTTACGAGAATATCTACTTCTTTGCACTTTTCCCTATCAAATTTAACCGCTTCGTCTTCCCAATAGGAAACCCCTTCTTTTCTGGCAGTTCTGTCAATAGAAACAGCGCCGCCAATAAATTGAATTTTTTTACCATTATATTCAGCTGTTGTATAATCTTCAATCAATTCAAAATTACTTAAGGAAACTCTGTTAGCGTCTATAAAATAAAATGGATCTGAATGATTTCCGCGTATACTCAAATATTCTATATTGTATTTTTTAAAACGATTATTTAAAAGTTCAAATTGTCTTAGCTGTCTTTCTTTTGAAAGAAATCCTTCGCCGCCGTCTCCAACGCAAACAATATAGCAATTATCTATTTTTTTAGTTTTTATAATATTAAAAACTAAATCCCATTCGCCGTGATGGTCGCCTAAAAATAATAATGGTTTGCTTTTGTTTAAATTTTTAATAGAAAAAGTGGTATCCATGATAAATAATCATATATGATATTTAATTTAAATCAAGAAGAATGTTGTTATATTTTAGGATTTTTTTGGGCAGATTGTTATTTTGGTATTTCTTCTAGTGGCAGATATAATTTTTCTTTTGAAATAAAAACGGATGATTTTTTAAATGTTTGGAGTTATTTAGAAAACATAGGTTTTGAAAAATATAAAACTAGAAAAAGAAAAAATTCGAAAAATACGCAAACGTATATTAAATCAGCTAAACAAAAAGAAATGCAATTCTTTAAAAAATATAATTTTGATAAAAAAAATAATGGATGTCCATTGTATTTTGATTTAGAAGATAAGATGAAGCCATTTTTTATAAAAGGTTTTTTAGATGGTGATGGCAGTATATCATTGGATAGAAATAACGGTTTTAGAATCGGATTTAATGGTCCGAAAAATCAAAATTGGTACTTTTTGGAGGATTTTTGTAATAAAAATAATATCAAATTTGCAATCTATAGAAAAGATAGAATATCTAAACACGAAACTCACAAAAAACAAATCCACGGATATTCAGTTTTTGAATTTACCAATATAGAAAATAGATTAAAAATGTGTGATATTTTAGATTTAAATATAGGTCTTTCTAGAAAAATAGATATATATATAAAATATAAAAAAAATAGAGATGAAAGGAATATACAAAAAAATATTTTAAAAGAAAAAAGATTAAATTATAAATTAGAGACTGTAAGTAAAGGAATAAAAAAAGATTTTAATCAAAAATTTGTAACATATTCCTCAGTAAAGATTGATAAAAAATACAAATATTTAGGAACATTTAAAACATTAGATGAAGCATTAGAAGCACAAAAAAATGTAATTTAAAATTTATTACCATCCATCTCCATTATCTTCCTCTTGAGATTTTTTCTCTTCTTCTATTTTTTCTTTTAAAATGTCTCTTAAAACTGTCAATGCTTCTTCATAAGATTCGCATTCTTCTTCAATCCTGTCAAGTATATAGCCATAATGTTGAACAGTATAAGTAGGAGGCTGTCCATAACTCCACTTGGTTTCCACGTACCAATGACAATCTCGATTTTTGTGGTGCGAGGGTCCGATTAATGTATACCATTCGTCAGACAATTTTGTAATTTCTTCAATAATACTTTCCATAATCAGTCCATTAAATATGGTTCTTCTACGATAGCCCAATAAGTGCCTGCAATTTTTTCTATTTTTGTTTTTCTGCCGCTTGGCAAGGGTTTATTTTTAAATACCTTGTCTACTATTTCCCAAACTAAATTGAAGTTTTTGCTTTTCATAGCTTCGTCCATTCGATCTTGATATCTAGGTGGAATCATAAATTCTTTTTGTGGCTTCCAATAGCCTTTTTCATCTAAAATTTTTGGAATAGGTACTTTGGAACTTTGAAATGGTCCGTCGCCAGAAACGTCACAAATTTTTCTGTATCCATCGTTTCTTTGATAGTGAAGAAACTGTTCAATAGTCTTTTTAATCTCCCATGCTACTGTGCCATCTTTCATTTTTTCGCAACCAACACCATAGTAAGCATTTCTGTGTTCCATCAATTCTTTTTCTTTATGGAAAACGATAGTTCTCACCATGCTTTCCAATACTTCGCCGTCTTGATAAGTCAACTCTTTGTCCCAAAATGCGGCATCCATAGCAAACTTAATCTGGCCCGAACGCAAACGAGAGTAGACTTCTAAAGCATTTGTTAGTGTTCCAAGATGCTGTTCGTCAAATTCTATAGATACTTTTTTAGATGGTTTGGTTTTCTTTTTCATTTTTCGATTGGGCTAAAATAAATTTTAGGATCTCTTCTAATGTAGGATGAATTTGAATCAATGTCAATAGTAACATACCAAGATCTATTGCCGACGGTTGCAATTTTCTTATCTAGGTGTTCAGATTTACTAAGAATATTCATGTATTCTTTATGAGTTTTATCTTTTAGCTCGCTTGCTTTTTCATAAGCTTTTTTAGCTTTAAAAATTTGATTGAATGAAGTGAGCTTTTCTTTTTTGGGTTTTGCTTGTTTCATAATTTGAAAATGAATATGATTTATTTTTAAGCAAATGTCAATAAAATTTAAAATGGTGCGAAATGAGAGAATCGAACTCTCGACCGAAGTTTGGAAAACTCCTGTTTTGCCACTAAACTAATTTCGCTTGGTGGAGGTGACGGCCTACGATAGCCGTTTCCAATGAACGTTCGCTTTCAGATCTACACATGCTTTAATATATTTAATTTATAAGGTATATGGCATATTAACCAACCTATATGCCTTAAAGACGCATACAATCTTTCCACAATAAATTTTACATGATTTCTAGCGGATTGTCAAAACCTCTGCTATTCAAAACGGATTTAGAGGATTACCGTTAGGCTCTTAAGCGGCGAGTAAATACTCTTCTTCAAAGCTGGCGAGAACGTCGTCAGCGTTGTTGAAGATGTATTCAGCCTCAGCTAAGAGGTCAGAAGTATTGTCTTCTGCATTTAGTTTTTAATAGATGATTAAAGAGGCCAACTATTATCCTCTACATGCACTGAGAAGTTAGAATCCAATGTCGAATCCTTTCACCCCCATAATTTCAAAGAACAATTGCTAGAAAGCTTTTCATTGGCTACCGTGTTTTTAACACGCTGGACGAAATTTTACTTATTAACCCTGCCTAATCGGGTCTAGCACAAAATATATACACTAAAATAAAGATTCAAAGTCTTTAATCAATTTATTTGCATCATCCTCTAGATCACTTAACCCAATGAGTAGCTCTTTTGCTCTACCTGAGTTTTCATAATAATGATCTAATGTTTTATCTTTCATTTCTTTTATTGAACTAATTATTTCAGAAACTTCAATGATATGTGAATATGCATCTTTCATTAATCTTTGTAATTTCTATTAATTAATTTAAATCCAAGCGGACGACGAGAAGAGTAACTTCTTGGATATGAGGATGGTCTGACTACAATTCCTTCTCCCTCAAGTCCACTTGGATACTTTTGCTTGTCTGCAAGCTCTTGCAATTTTTGCAAAGGATTTGTCCATAATTTAATAGTCGCATCTAACTCAAACTTAGCCACAAGGGGGACCGCATCGCAATGCAATGAATTTTCACAGAAACTTTTCATGTCTTCGTAACTCATGTATTTTCTATCTTGACTAATTTGAAATACAAATATCTTAATATCTTCTAATTTGAGCTGATTACGCTGAATCCCGTTTCCACAAAGTTCACCAGCAATTACTCCAGTCCAATTTTCTGGAATAGTGAGCTTTCTTGCGGCTTTCCAGAATGTATTGTTTTCGGTTTCTTTCTTAGAAAGATTTCTAGTACAAACCTGTGTAAGTATGCCATTTTCAATAATTAATGTACAACTCGACCCATCTAATTTTTGGGTCACTGTTATATGAGAATCGTGATTAAGAACCTTATTGACCAATTCTGGATCGTTCAATCCGTTATCTTCATCGGTTTTAGAAGCTAAATGCGTTGGAAAATCTCCTAATGTTTCACCGGAAAGATTAGCTGGAATTTCCTTAACGTATTTTTGAATGCCAAGTAATTCTGTTAAATTTTCCCCAACAACTGTAGTTTCCGCAAATTGTTCGGGAAACTCACTCAAAGGAATAACCAAACCGCTCGAATACTCTCCTCGAAGTTTAATATTTTTTAGTCTAATGGGTTTATCTGGATTTTTTTGATCAACCAGGAACTCGGACCAATTATAACGAGGGACGACAGTATCGATAGTAATAAAAACTACTTTATCACCCTCTTTGTGAATTCCTTTTTTAACAATTGTTTGCCAGCCCAAAATTTCAGCAATTTCTAAAGACTCAGCATTACTATGCTCTCTGATATTTTTTATGATTTCAATTGATGCTAATTTCATATTTTTAAATGGTATGAACTATTTTCAATTTAGTCAAGAAAAATCTTAACTTCTTGTCACACTTTTTTCTGAAGTGAAGCCATTCACCCAAACGGCTTGCCATGGATAAGGCGCGTTTCCAGTTCCGGTCGATAGTGTTCCATATGTGGTATTATTGTATTCCCAATTTGAGCCATTCCAGAGTACGGTTTCGTCTCCGTATGTGTAAGCTGGTCTGCCATTTGATAAAGATGTTGGATTTAAAATTCTCCAAGATTGTCCGCCAACTGGAACCCCGCCAATATACCAACCGTCCATTTTTACGCCAGCCTCATTATCCGCAAGACTATTAAGTGGATCGGCGGGATTGTAGTCTGGTAAATTTGTAATCAATTCCCAGCAATGACTGGCGTATGGCAGGTATCCAACTCCGCATGTTATATTTTTGAATGCGTAAAGAGCGCGAGAATTCATATTAGTTTCAAAATTCCTGCCGAGTGATATAACTGCATCATTGAGATTATATTGAATTCCAGTAAATTCGCCTCTAAAATTGTAATTTACAACTGGTTCTGGAGCACTGTAGTTTAAAACCTTAAGTTTGCCATCAACTTTAAGGTTTCCATCGACTTTTAAAATGAAATTTTCTGTTGGCATGATATTTAATACACTTATTATTTTTAATTTTTATTTGTTTTTAATCAAACTAAATTACCTGTCCAGCAAAATACAACATTGTCAAAATTTTCTAATTTTTTAACCAAATTGTGTCTAATTAGTTTTTGCCATATATCGTATTTATTTGCCAGTCCGCCGCCCAGTTGGGATATATAAAAAATATTATTCGGCGAATTTTTAATTGTTTTTTCTAGTTTTTCTAACTCTTCAAAAAAGACAGAAGAATATTCTTCTGGTTTATAAAACGATTCGTCGCGGTTGTCTGGAAATTTTTTCGTAATAAAGCCGATAGCTCTTTTATGGAATCTTAATTTTGCCGCCCCGCCAGTTCCGCGTCTTTCTAAATTATCTCCAAATACAAAATACGCATTAGAATTAGCATCTAAAAAAGATTCTGTTACTGTTAATGAATTATAAATAGCCATTTTAAGGATATGGTTAATTATTCTTCATCGCTCTCATTAAAGTTCTTGCCGCTTTTCTGCTGTCTCATCTTTTTGATTTTTTTTTTCTGATCTTCAGAAAGAATACCCAGCACTTCTTCGCGCCAAGTCCTGTTAGCCTCCTTGTTTGAGATTGGAGGTTCGCCTTTTTTTGATTTTTTCTTTAATGCTTGTCTGATCTCCGCCATCATTGGAGACGATTTTAAGGATGGCCATGTTGCAATATACATATTTTATTTTATTTTATTTTATTTTTGTGTGTTTAAAAACTATTTATGTGTTTTATGAATTCTGAAACTTTTTTAAAAGTATTGCAAGTTACCGACTCTTGCTCTTGCCATGTTGTTGTACTTAGTTGGATTTGTCCGTCGTGGTTTTCAACCTTGTCAATCAAAAGGTCGGCTTCTTCTTTTTTGCTCGCCAATTTGAAATTAATAAACTGCTTTCTTGTATATTCAAAATCTAAGTCATTAAATTCTTTTTTATTTTTTAAGTTTTTGTAAGTTTCCGCTGCGTCTCCTGGCAAGAACGCAATTGCTACTTTTTTGAATTCAAAATTTACGCTTGTTTCTAGTAGATTTATTAAATTTAACCTACTTGCTTCATTGAGAAATAGTCCATTTAGTAGTACATTTTTACGCTTCTTGTTTTTTGTGAAAATTTTTACGCATCTATTCAGTGTTTCTTCCATTACCATTTGCTCAACTATTTTATTCTCAACAATCGCGCTTTTAGAAAGCTTTAATCTAATTGAAGAGGATGAAACCAATTCATAGTCGTCATTTTCTTCAATAAATTTTTCACAAAAAATATCTTTTTCCGCGCAGGTTGGTCCATAGCAATATGCCAGTATTTTCATCTATATTAACTAATTTTCTTTTTGATTCTTTGAATAAGTGAAAAGATAGTTTTATTTGGAATTTCTGAAATAGAAGTCCAGTTGGAGGCGTCTTCAATTCCTTCTTTTACCAAAGTGTCTTTGATAGTATCAAACGATATATTAGCCTTTGACATTAAATCTTTCAATACATTAGATGGATGGCTCGCTGAGACTTGAGTTTCAGTTCCCGACTCGGTATGGATGACAGTTTGGTTTTTAGAGTCCCCAAGTTCGTCGCTACCTAAAATATTAATTCTCAAAAAATTTCTAACAGATCTGACGAATGCTCTATTTTCGGCAATAGCCATTAAGAAATCTTTGGCAAAACTTTTAGTATTATCAAGATGCGCGTCGGCAAGTGATTCAAACTCTACTTCTTGACCACTTGTTTCAAAATTAGGCATCCAGGTAATTTTGCACGATACTGCAACATGATTTTGAGTGCAATTAAATACGTTGTATTGGACTTTTGAATAACCCCTGATATTTGCCAAGTCTTTTATGCCGCCCAACAAAATTAAAAGTTGCGAATCCTCTAAATCCTGCACGTTTAAATTTTTATTTTCAGTTCCGGACGGAAATTTTGACAAGTTTGGAACAAGGTATTTTGTGTCAATCATCCTCCTCCAATTAACAAGACCATCTTCCGTAAATTCGTAAGATTTCCCATCTAGCAAGCCAAGCTCATCCCTTTTGAAGGTGGATTTATATTTCACGTTGTCGTCAACAACTTGCGAATCATCTAAAGTATTAATCATTTCTGAGTTTTCTTCGTTTTTTTTAATTTTTGGCATATATTTAAGGGTTATATATGTAGCAATTTTCTAACTCTTTGCCTAAACTTTCCTTGTCATTTATTTCGGAAATTTTTTGCTCAATTGCTGGGCATGGTTTATTTTCCAGAAGGGCGGTTTTTGTTAAAAATTTACTACCATTTGAAATAATAATACGAGAACTTTTCATTATTGTCAAGTCATTAATTCTGCCAAATGAATCTTCCGATAAATTTTTTGACCATGATGTTTGGTCAAGCATATTTATATTTTTAATATCTAAAAACTTAAATTTTAAATCATTTATTTCTTGCTCTGCAAAATCATTCTTTATCAATGCGACTGCTATATTGAATCCATCTTTGATGCCTTTTTCAATAAATTTGATAGCTTCGTCTATTTTTGATAGATGTTTTTTTTCAATATGGAATATAAGTGACGATATATTTTGCTTTAAATTCTTCAATTGGTCAAGATCAAATGGCATTGAGGTTATAACGCAGCATTTTCTAATTGAAAGATTCATTATTGCGGAATTTATGTTGTCTTGCTTTACCTCGTTAGATTTTAAATAATCAAATCTTATATTAAGTGGCGTTTCTTTTAAATCTGTAATTGCAAATAATTGATCTGGAACAAATTCTATTGCTATTTTTGAATAATTTTTTCCAAAAAATAATGATTCAATTTCCAACTCGCTCGAAAGTTTTAGATCAGGCAGGGCAGAGTTTATTTCTTTAATAATTTGCTCTGGCTTTATCCTGTTTATTATCATTTCAGGATCTTCATTTGAATATTTTGGTTTTTTCCCATTTAGCGGTGCCATAATTGTAAATTGTTTTCCATTGTTCCAATATGGACCAGCAACTTCAGGCTGGACAGCTGAATATAAGCTCACGCACGGGGTTCCGAAGCTTGAGCACATATGCGTCGAAAAACTATCATTTGTAATAAGCAAACTTGCGTTTTTTAATATAAATGCTGTTTGGTGGATATTTGTTATCCCCTGAAGATTTAAACAGTTTCCCAATTTTGGATCGTTTTGGCTCCCGATTTGAATAATTCCATACCCCGCCGCATTTACTTTTTCGAATACAAAATCAATTACGTCTTGATAATATGAATAATTTTTAGAATTCGTGCCGCTGCTTGCGTGAATTACAATATATTTATCAAATGGCGTTGGATAATATGATGTATAAATATAGGGTTTGCCTAATTTTTTGGGACTTATTCCGCAATTTAAGCTGTATTTTTCTATTAAGTGCATTTTATTAAAGTAGTAATTTATTTATTCCATTATGGATATAGTTCATTGATCTTTGAGTTGAAAGATGCGGCGTAAAACATATGTCAAACCATCCCTGATGTTCTCCGATTCCTTCCATTTTCATATGATCTTCCATTTCTTGAGAGTATGGAATCCAAGCAGTTATATTTTTATTTCCGTCGAATATTGATTTAAATTCTTGACTGGTTGATACGTAAATATCCCAATTTTCTTCTTCGTACGCTTCTCTCAAGCTTTCCAATACTGCAGTCGATAAAAAGCAATCTTCCATAAAACCAGGCATAACGTAAAGTATTTTTTTCTTATCGTTTTTTATAATTAAATCGTTTATTGATGATCGATTATTTTTTTGATTTAATTCGTTCAAATCCTTCTGAGCGACGTGTCTAAAATAATTTTCAATTTGTTGTCGAGGAGTATTTTTTGCCAATTCACTCATCCAGTAAAGTAAACCTTCATCGTCGTCTTCCACAACGCGATCTAGAATTATCTTATAAAGTGATTTTACCCACTCTTTGTCTTGCAACTGTCCGTTGATTTCACCATTTGGATTTGGATTTGCCGCAACTGATTGAATAAAATTGCTTTCGTCTTCTTCGTTTACATATGGAGAGGAGTCAATAAAATTTTCTATTTTTGCCCCAATATTTTCAATAGAAAAATTTTGTAAAGCCCATTTCCTAGCACCCTTGCCCCATTTTTCTTTTTCTTTTTTAGACATTTTAAAAAAAACATCTAATTGTTCCGCTATAGAAACTGGAGAAGTGGATGCTTTTATAAACTCAGTACCGTGTTCAAGATATTTATTCCATTTTAATGGCAAAGAATACGCACCATCTTCACAACATTCTTGCCCGCAACTATAATCTGTGACAAGTGTTACCAATTCTGTTAATTTAGCCTCTTGAATTGGTATTTCTTGTCCGCCGCTTGTAAAAGCATGGACATAAACATCCATTAAATTATAAACTTCATTGAGTTGCGATTCTGTAACTCCCAGCCCAACTGAGGTACTATTTTGAGAATTTTGCGTTTTGCAAAATGGGCATGTTTTGCCCTCTAGTGAGATAGGTTTCTCAATTTTTTGAAAATTTTTATCTAATTTAAAAATCCCTTTGTCATCAACTTCGAATTTTTGATCTCGGTCATCAAATGATTTCACCTCGTATTCTTTACATTTAGAGCAAATATATGTAATCAATATTTCTTTTGGGTCTATTCCATGCTGGTGAGCTTGTGACCTAATGTTCCATCCCTCTGAAAGACTGGTATGGAGCAAAAGATATGTATTTTTAACTTGAGGATTATTATTTTTCCAAATTTTATAGCCCTCCATTAAGTTTGGGACAAGCTTTCTTAATTGGTTTCTAAATACAAATCCAATAATAGTGGAATCTTCTGGAATATTGTTTTTAATTCTAATTTGTTTTCTTTCGCTATCGCTCAACTTATAGAAATGCTTGGATTCAATGGGTCCATGTACCGTTTTT